ATGCACCATATCTATTTACAAAATCAATTGTATATGCATCGTATTTACATTCTTGTATTGGCTTGAAATAATAGGTTGCCCATAATGTACTTGAAAGGTTATCGTATATTTCTAACTTGTTTCCATCTGCATACCACAATGGATAAACTCTTGGAATATCATGATACAATGCTGTGCCAAATCCCGTAATTGTTGGTGTCCATGTTGCGCCCGTTCTTAAATTAGTATACACCGCATCCCATGTGCCATTATCCAAAGTTAGAAATCCCGCCCTTGCATTTTCATCTGTGGATGGATCGCGATTTGGATCATACAAATAGTAATATGTTTTTGGATCAAGAAATGGAACTTGTTGCCCTAAATTTTCAGCCGGATTGTAATAATAAAATCCATCCCATCCATAATAATCTATTTCATCCAATAAGGTATAAACACCGGTAACCAACTTGTATCGTTTAACTTTCACATTCACATAATTCGCTGTACTTGTCGCGCCTATGGTATTATATACGTTTTGATTTAATAGGTTGCTGATGTACTCTCTTATGTATGGACTAATATTGTAATAATTCGCTGGCTGTAATGCACTTGGAATTAATTTCGTAAATGTATATGTAGGTGATGATGGTGCTGATCCCAAACCATTCCACAAATACAAACGCAACATACTACCATCTTGCCCTGGCTCATTTATTTCTATTATGTGTGGCGACCTCGCCAATATTTCATTAGGCATTATCTATTCTATTTAATACGTTTTCCAAAAATTTATCTATATCCATTCCGAACTTTTCCACCAAATCATTATTCAATCTTTTTAATCCATTAGCGTATGGCTTGGTAAAAAACAATGATGGCTTGATTCCATTATTATATATCCCCCTTGCAATGACAAATTGCGTTTGTTTTCTTGTAAGGAATTTTCCTTTCTTATCCCTTGGTGCAATGCCTCGCCTTACTATCCATTTATCCAATGCTTTCATTGGCGGCATTTTTGACTTGTAACTAAATGGTGTATTATATTTTTTCTTTTTACCTGATACACCCTGATCAATGAATTGACCATAATACGCCATATTGAATGTTACATCGAATGTTTTTGATGTTGCCTTGTAATTACCTTTTAAGGATGAATAAAGATTTTTTGACGCGTTCTTTTTCTGTTTGGATAGATTTGAACGTGATTGCTGAATCACATAATCCCTAAATGCCTTTAATGATATTTCAAGGTTTTCTAATTCCATTAACAAATAGTCATTTCATTAGGCATCAAGATATCTAATGTCATTGTCCATCCTGCCAGATAGTTCGTAAATCTTTCTGTAAATGGCTCTATTTGTGGATTTCCATCCACCTCAATCACATCGTTTAATGATCCATATAAAAGCATTTCATATACCCTTACAAGTACATTCAATTGAGTATTCAACACGTCATGCTCATTATCATTACCCCAAAATTTATCAATGGTTTCATCCTTTGATATGTTGACGATATCCATTGCAAGAATCGATATGTTAAACCTCAAAACATTTCTTTCAGGTGTGCAATTATTCACAATGATGTGCGCCAATGGGAAAATGGATTGCTTGTAATTATCAATGTCATCCAAATTGCCCACGCTTACCGTATTCACAAATGGACTTGATTCCAATTCTGCCTTTAATGTTTCAATTAAAAAATAATATCCTTTCATTTTCTCATTCTTCTTTTAATCTGATTGATCTCTATCTGATTTTTTTCCTTTTCAAATGTTAAATATGTTAAACATTGAGTGAGCGGTAATTCGGTAACCTCGTCAAATCTTGCAATGTTTCCCTGCGCAAGTGCATAAATGCTCTGATACCATCCCCATCTTTGTCCGAATTGTTGAGTTTCTGAGAAATCTCCGGAATCATCATCGCTTCCTTTTGTAAAAAAGACGTCAAACCGATCAACAATTCGCTGCCTAAATTCCAAAAAAAAACATTGGCACCTAATGCAACATCCAATGGCATGGCTTTCATAACCTCGCTATACGTTACGCTTGTTTGATATGGCTCTATATCGTACTTGAATCCCTTTGCTTTGGTTATTGGTCTAAATAGAACAACCATTGCGTTATTCATGGTTTTCCAATCACCCATGTATTTTTCAATATCGATGTATTCACCAAATGATATTGCTTCCAAGTTTGGTATGAATCCAAATTCCGTATCATTCATTTTGAATCGATGTATCAATTCTGATTTTACGGAAAACATTCTATTGAATTTTTCAAGTAATTCAATTACGCTTTTATACTCAATGCGCATTACATCACTCATTGGAATCTTGCAAAGAACAGCAATCATCTTCCTGGCTGCAACATCCTCCGAATCCTTATCATCTTGAATGCTCATCAAGTATTGATATTGTTCTAATGTGATTTCATTAAGTGATGTTGGTATTTTAATTTTTGTTACCATATTTATTTAACTTGTATTTATCTTTTTGTACCTTTGGCATGCATTGACGAATTAGTTTATCCGATTAGTTTAAAAGGTTAGGTTTAAAAGGGGATTCATTTCCCCTTTTTTTATCGCACATGGTATTTACCCCTATTGGGATTCCCTAATGCCATGCGAATGAAATATCTTGCTGCATCTATTCCATGATTCCATTTATCCTCTGGTATGCTCTTATTTGTTTTTTCCACCCATGAATAGTTATTGAATTCCTTGATTAAGTTCTTTGATTCAGGATCAATGAATATTTCAAATTCACTCATTAGGCTTATTCCTGCTGTTACACTACCTTGTCCTTTTTCCGCCTCAATGATATTCAATCCTCTTTGCTTTAATTCACTAATTAATCTTGGCTCGGCTGAATCAGCAACTATTAAATCTTTATTCGCATGTTGTTTGTTGTATTCATATAATTGACCGGTGTTTAATGCCACCTCAAAAAAGCATTCTTTTAGGTATATGTGTTTTTTCTTTCTATCAATTGATACATGGATTAATGTACTTGGATCGTTTCTAAATCCAAAATCTTGTCCATATCCCATGATTTCGCATGGTCTAAATTCAGCAATTGACCAATTGTTAAATACAGCACCCGTTGGTTGCGCACGTTCACCTGATCCATATACTTTCCACCAATACGCATTGTTAATCTTGCTTTCGATATCCTCTATCTGTGCTTTGGTCAAATGTGGATTATCTTTGTAGGTAGTAATCAATGGTGGATATTTGTCTATGTATGGATCAAGCCAATGTTCTTGTGGCAATGCAGGATTGTAATCCGCAATGATCTTGTGCCTTGTTCTTGGGAATAACTGATCAATTGTTTCCTCTGGGAATTGATGTGCTTCATTAATCCATAATATATCCCTTGATCGACCATGAATCTTTTCAGGTGTATCAGCGCCATAATAACTAATTGAATTTCCAAATAAATTGTAAACGTGATCTGTTTTATTGTGATTATCCGGATGGTATAAATCATGCTTTAACAATACATCCTTGAAATCTTTCCATGCTGACGATTTTAATGCTGTGAATGTATCCCTACAAATATCTATTTCAATCTTTGCATTGGGATATTTACGGCATAAATGAATCATCCAATAAATAATGGAATATGACTTGCCTGATCTTGTTCCTCCTTGTAATAATGTTATCCTATTTGTAGGTACATTTTTTTTTAGGTACAAGTAATTTGGATTCGCGTTATTCTTCATCCATCCATTCAGGTAAATTGACCTCAATACTTTTTTGTTCAACGAATGATTGATTCAATCGTTTATGATCATCCTCACTTGCTACAATCTTGAATGCTGCTATCTGCAATGTTGCATTATCTGAAAGAATCCATTTTTTCAACATGTAATTTGTAGCCTTGCTTCTATTCACTTCAAACGCCTCTTTTATTGAATCTAATTTTTCCAATTGATGATTATATGCCGTTGCTCTGCCAAACGTCAACAATTGCCATTCTATGTGCGCCCATCTTGCCCATTCGTATTTTTGAATGGCTTTTATCATTTCCTCTTCATGTTCTTTTGACTTGCTCATGGTTTAATTGATTTGTCTTCCTATGTTTGGTAATTGATTAATTACATCTTGATTGTTATCATAGTGTATTGTTATTGCAAGTTCTTTTATCTTTTGGATTTTGGCTTCATTGCTTCCCATTGCATAAACATTGGATTCATTAATTCCTAATTTTTCTGCCCTGGCCATCATTCCACTTTTATCTGATCTTGCACTAATGATATAAACATCCGCGCCTTGTTCAATGAATTGTTGCGCACGTTGAAATCCTTTCTCGGTGCTTAATGTACCATCATAATCAAATGATACCTTTTCACTTGCTAAATGTTCACTATATGTGCTTTTACAAATGGCTGCACGTTGTTCATTATCGTATTCGCTTATCATCTTATCGTCACTCATACATCGTTGCATGAATTCTGATTCTCTTTCCCCTGATCTTGGTTTAGGTATTGGCATGGCTTAT